CTCGAAAGCCACCACCCCGGCTGCGGCGAGAACCCATTGGAGCCACGGCCACGCGTCAGCGAAGTTGACGTTCATCCGGCCTACTCCGCCTTGAACGACAGCTGCCTGATCTCCGCGGCGACCGCTGCCGCGATGTCCGACGTGGACACGTTCTCCACGGTTGCGGCGGGAAGCGCTGCAACGATCTTCTGGGCGAGCGCATCGAGATCGACGGCCGGAGCAGGTGCCGGGGTTGTCGCGTCCTGAATGACCGGGCCGAAGCTGGCGAGTTGGTCGACCACCTTAACAGCTACCTGCGCCGGCGTGTACCCGAGAGTGTTCTGCAGCCAGAACTGGTAGTCGGCCTCCGACTGCTTCGACAGCCCGTATCGCATGGCCCGGTTCACCGACAGGTAGTGGCTGCCGCTGGTGTCGGTGCGTCCTGCGACGATTTCGTAAATGTTGGGCACGTCATCCTCCAATGTCGTTTCTTGCACCCCGAGGGTTGTTGAACTGGCGTCGAGCACGTAGTTGTGATCCGTGCCCGGGACAGGCGGTGTCTGCGTGGTCTGGTGGAAGTCGAGCTTCATCAGCGGCTGCTCGCCGTGGTCCCACGACGTCGCGCCGGCCTGCCAGAAATGCGTGGCGAGGCCGGCCTGGTATGCGTGGTTCAGGTAGTGGAGTCCGCCGTAGATGCCGACCCGGGCGACACCGAGCACGGATGCGAACCCGCGCAGGTAGTCGTCGCAGGCGGCGAACTGTGCGTCCGTCTCCACGTCGAAGTCGGCGGTGGCGAACACAACCGCCCCGGCGGGCAGCCCCACCAGGGCGATCTGCTGGACGGCGATCTGACCGTCCGCGGACCCCTGGTTGAAACCACCCAGCATGCCGTTGGCGCGGCCCTCACGGGTCAGCCACACGCCGATGCCGTACGCCAGGAGCTCCTGGTATTCGGCGGTGGTGATGCCGCGGTCATCGTCCGCGAGGTAACGGCCCACAGCAACGACACCGGCCGCTTTGAGTGCTGCGCCGCCGGGTCGTGCGTACGAGTAGTCAGCACCGAGTTCCATCGGGTGATCCCTTCTACTGGTGGATGAAGCCGAGCGACAGGAAACAGTTCCCGGCGACGAGTGTTTGGGAGGCTGTGTCCGACAGGACCTGCAACTCCACGTAGTCGTTCGCGTTGAGTTGGAGGATGTCGAACACCTTCCCGAACGCGCCCTGCGCTGACGGCCCGAACCCGATCGAGCGGTCCGCGGAAGACCCCACCTGGTTGCCGTTCACTGCGAACTGGGTGACCAGTTGGGCGCTGCCCACGTTGATGCGGGCACGACCGAAGGCCAGGTAGTAGCCGCCCCACCCGGTTGGGATGGTGATGCGGCTGTTGTTCGTTGTCGTCGAGTGCATGCCGTACACGTCGAACGCTTCCGTGTCGAAGTTGATCACCGTCAGAGCACCCGCTGTCGCAGAGGTGGTCTGCACCGTTGCTGTGGTCACCCGGCAGATCGGGTTGTCCCACGCGTCGATCAACTGGTTGTGCATGGCCGACGTGATGACCCCGCCGACCGTCGCACGAGTGAACGCGATACCCACCTGGTCCTCCTCAGAACGTGAAAACGGTCGACTGTGCGAGCTCGAACGTGGTGCCGTTGGTGTGCGCCGCCGCGGTTGTGCCGTTCACCCCACGGGTGACGGTGAGCGTCCAGTCGGCCCCGCTGACACCGCCAGACACGGCGGTGATCGTCATCTGCTCCGCGTCCACCTGGATGGTGTACGGGGTTGAGGTTGACGGGGCTGCGGTGCCGTTCACGGTCATGCTGGTCGCGCCGGACGTGACCGCAGCGGTCAGGTGGAGGGCACCACCGGACATGTACCGGGCGGTGTCGAACAGTGCCTGCGTGATGTCCAGCACGGGGGCGAAGTACAAGGTGAACTTGTGCTCCAACACCGTGTGCGACTCGGAACCGCCGATCAGCCACCCGTCCCAGGTGGTGAACCCCAACTGGGTGAGCGGCAGGTTCGTGAACGACACCCGGTCACCGGGACGCAGACCGAGAATGTCGGCGGACCGATCGGTCGGTGTGGTGATCGCGTCGATGACCACGGACACGATCCGCGGGTGCACGTTCTTCCCACGCAGCAGCCGGTCCTGCGCCCACGCCTCCATGTCACCAGGGAACGAGTTCAGGATCGCTTCCGCCCCGGACGCGGAACCCACCCGACCGGACACGGTGCCGTCGAAGTAGCTGTGCGTCCCGGTCGGGCCGGACACGTCGACTCGGGCGAGCATGTTCGTGATGTCCCGGACGAACGCCGGGGCTCCCTCAAGTTCCCGCTCCACATCGAACGATGCGGCCGGGGTGACAGGCCGTTCCCGGGCGCGGATCTTCACCAACGGCACCGGCGCAAGCAGCGTCCCGGACGCAGCCGACCAGATGTAACCCTGCTCCGTCTTCATCACATCGTTCAGCCCGTCAAGAACAGACCCGGTTGGCGAGCTCACACCGATCGGCTGGGCCGACAGGTCCGTGGGCAGCGTGTCCAGGGTGATCGTGGGGATGATCGCAGCGAGCGCTTGTATCCGGGTCGCTTCGGTCGTTCCGATCGCGAGATCCTCACGGCACAGGTTCAGGGTGTGCGTTAGCCGGCCGACAACCACGCTGGCAGTGGTGCTGCCGTCCCCGATCTGGAACCGCACATCAGACGGTTGACGTTCCGCCGTGCCCAGCACGCTCACTGTGGAGGTGGGGACCACCTGTGCGTAGTTCGTCGTGCCCAGCAGCACCCCGTCGAGGTAGACATTGAACGTGATCGTCCATGCCCCGCCGGAGAACGTCGTGGAGGACGTCCACGCCACATAGTGCGGCCGGTACAGTCCCGGACCTGCGGCGATCGTGGTGGACACGGTTGTGCCCGTGCCCGGTTCGAACAGGAAGCTGCCGCGCTGGTAGGAGAACGAGATGAAGTTCGACAGGCCTTCCACAGCCACGTCGAACTCGAACGCTGATGTGGCGTCGGGGGTGAACCAGAACCCCCACCCGCCGATGGTCGTGTCCGGGTACGGGATGTTCGTCGGCGTCCGCGGGACCACCTGGAAGTAGTTCAGCTCCGCGACAGAGTTGAACTGCACCTGGTTCGTTGCCAGGCCCGGGATCGGCGGCTGACCGAACACGGCGATCTGCGGTGCGGTCGACGGTGGTGCGTACGGTGCCGGCGCCATGATGCCCAGGTCACCCACCGTGTCGTTCGCGTACGCGGTGTTCTGGTCGCCGTCCATTGAGAAGTACGCCAGCAGTCCGGCGCCCTCATCGATCGAGTCCGCGAGCGACCCGATGTTCGTCCGCGACGCCACACCAAGCGGGTCGTCCACGGTGACGGCGACGTACGCCCAACCGGACACGTTCCCGTCGAAGGTGGGGTTGATCGACAGGATGGACCCGGCGAGCAGCCGGGTGCCGAGCAGCCACGACACCGGCATGCCCTCTACCAGCGTGGTCGCCAGAGACGAGTTCGGGTTGTCGGGCGTGTACCGGCCGTCCTGGTTGTCCAGGTAGAACGTCCACGTCGCTGGGCTCACCGGACGGAACTGGTCCTGTGTGCCCCACTGGTAGGTGATGCCCTTGTCGATCTTTACCGACGCAGTGACGTCGACCATCGCCCCAGCCGTGCCAACACCCATCGCGAAACTGTTCGTGGTGATGCGTGGCACGGCTCCTCCTTTATGGGAGAGGACCGCCGAAGGCAGCCCGGGGGATGCGACCGGTCTTCTGACCGTTCACGAGTGCGTCGTAGACGGCTTTCCCGAACGCGTTGGGGTCGCCGTACACGGGACCATCGAGGTGCACGTGCAGTTCACTGCCGCCGCCACCGCCCATAGCAGCCAGGTTGGATGCGGTCAGCGGGACCACCGCCTCATCGGTGCCAGCCTCCGCAACCTGGAGGAAATGACCGCCAGAACGTGCCTGGAAGATGCCACCGGACGCGGTGGGCCGTGCAACCAGCGAGCCTCCACCGCCGCCGGATGGTGCGGGCGGGACAACGTTCGAGTACACGATCTGGGCGTGCACGGGGTGTCCAGAGAAGAAGTCCTGGATCTGCTGCCACCCGTTCTCAAACTTCGTGACAATCTGATCCCAGCCGTTTTCCCACGACGATTTGTTGAACGGTCCGTCAGCATATTGCTTCGCGCCGTTGTCCAGCTTCTTCTTCCACTGGTCCCAGCCGTTACCGAAAGCGGACATGATCTGGTCCCAGCCGTGACCCCAAGACGACTTCGAGAATGGCCCGTCAGCATATTGCTTCGCGCCGTTGTCCAGCTTCTTCTTCCACTGGTCCCAGCCGTTACCGAAAGCGGACATGATCTGGTCCCAGCCGTGACCCCAAGAGTCCTTGTTGAACGGACCATCGGCGTACTGCTTAGCCCCGTTCCCGAACTTCGACATCCACTGGTCCCAGCCGTTACCGAACTTGCCCATCAGCTGGTCCCAGCCGTTCGCCCACGCGTTCCCGGACAGGGGGCCAGCGGAGTCGCCGCCGTTCCAACCGAGCGCCTTCGCGATGTCCTTCCCGAGCTTCTCCGGACCCTTCGACGTGCCCAGCTTGTCCAGGTCCGGCAGCAGCGTCTTGTCGATGAAGTCGGAGATCGACCCGAGCGCCGGAAGGACCACGTTCCCGGCCTTCACCTGGATCTCGTCCCACTTCGCAGAGATCGCGTCCCACTTGCCCTTGTACGTTGCCGCCGCGTCCGCCGCCTGCCCTCGCAGCTTCTGCGACAGGGTGTCGATGATCTGCTGACCCGACCCGGCTTTGTCGTTCGCGAGCTGCTGAGCTGCGGCGAGCCGCTCCGTCGCCTTCGTGTACTCGTCGTGATGCTTCGACGCGGTTTCCGCAGCAGCCGGGTACTTCGCCAGCAGGTCGTTCACTGCCTTCTGCGCGTCAGCGACCTTTTTGTTCGCCACCGCGACCGCCTGCGCGTTCCCCGTGTACACAGGCAGGTCAATGCCAAGCTGCTTCAGCGGCCGGATCTGGCCTTCCCAACCCTTCGTCACGATCGCCGCCGCGTCCGCCAGGGAAATGTTCTTGTACTTCGCCAGGTCCGCGGTGACCTGCAACGAGTCGAGCGCCTTCTGCCCCGACCCGAGCCCTGTGGTCATGATCGCCAAAGCATCGGACACCTGGGCGCCGGTGAAGCCGTAATCGGACAGCTTCTCCTTCGACTTCGTGACCGCCTCGGAAGTCGCCTGGAACCCAGACTTTGTGTTCGCCAGCGCCTGGTTCAGCTTGACCGTCGACTGCTCGGCCTCCATCGCCGCATCGACCGACTTCTCCCCGAAGTCGATCACCGACGACACACCGAAGTAGCCGATCGCGAGCCCCGCGAGATCCTTCACCAGACCGGTGATGTGCTTGCCCGCGTTCTCCCCGAAATCGGAGACCGCCTTCGACGCCGAAACGTCCTTGCCGAACAGGTTGAACGTGAGTGACCGGTCAGACACGGCTCCTCCTGTTCTCGATCATCGAGCGTGTCATCCGGACGTACGTCAACCACCACGTGTACGTCAGCGACCGCACGTTGAACACGGTGATGCCGCACGCGGGAATGAGTTGCTGCAGCACCGGCAACACCTCAAGGACCGACGACTCAAGATCGTCTATGTCGTCATCGGCTCCGCGCCGGCGTCGGCTTTTGGGGCGTCCGCCTCCTCCGGGTCGTCGGAGAAGTCGAACATGAACTCCGACCACGGTGTCTTCCCAGCATCCGCAGGGGTCAGATCCTCGCCTGCGTTGCGGCGCACCACGTAAATGAGGCCCACGAAATCGCGGAGAACGTCCGGGTCGGAGAGGAAGTCGAGCTGGTCGAAGTCGTCACTGGCTGAGATGTTCGACAGCCGTTCGAACACGCTCTTCATGGATCGGACGGTGGCGCCGTTGTGCCGTTTCAACGCGATCAGGTCATCCAGGCTGGCGGCGCCGATCGCGTCGAACAGGTCGTACGGGACATCGTGGACAATGAGCTTCACAGTCTTCCTCCGATCGACGCGATCGCCTCATCCAAGGCACCGCTCATTTCCGCGTACATGCTGGGGCTGATGACCTCTTCGATCGACTTCTCGAAGTAGGGGTTGCCGTCCTCTACCACCCAGTTCCCGCGGTCACCGAACACCGGGTGACGCCACTCCCCCGAGTTGTAGAGCTTCAACATCGCCTCGTGCCCTGCCGGGAGTTTCGCCCCCGACGTGGTGATCTTCGCCCCGGCTGACCGGACCCCGAACGAGACGGTCACCCGGGTGCCTGAGATCAGTGCTTCACGAACCGGCCCGGACGGGCTGCCTTCAGGTGTTGCCTGCCGGAGGGCAGCCTTCACAGCGTCCGAAGCGACCGTCGCTGCGACCCGGATGTTGCGGCGCAGAGAACGCGCCAACGTCGGGTCGAAGTTCTTGAGCGTCCCGTACAACCGGTTCCAGTCGGCCGTGTCGACCGACACCTTGACACCACCGGTACCGGTTCCCGCCATCAGAACGCGGTCTCCGGGGTGACGATCACGATGTATAGGGCCGAGGACGCCGACCGGTTGTCGAGCACCTCGAACCCCACCGACGTGGTGATCACCTCACCCTTGTTCGGCTGTGGCATGCCACCGTTCAGACGCAGGTCCGGGATCACCACCTGGAACGTCGGGAACACGGCGCCGGTGATCGGCACCGTCGACTGGAACGTCAGCACCAGGGACAGGTCCGTCTGGTTGAGAAACGCGTCACGCCAAACGTTCGCGTCGTACTCCACCGTCATCGTTCCGGTGCCGGCGCGCAGACCTACAGCCTTCGACCGGGAGAGAGTCCCGGCCGTGTTCAGGTTGAACCCGTTCGCGTCCAGGTTGTTGTTCCAGTTCAGGTCAAACTCGCGCACATCCGCGCCCGTCAGGGTCGGGGAGGTCATGCTGGCGAGCGCCGTCGTTGTCGGCAACGTCAGAGCACCACCAACCTGCAGGGAGCCCTGCACGAACGTGTACAGGCCGTTCCCCGCCGGGTAGGACGGGGTGGCGAGCGCGGTCGCTGTTGACTTCGACTTGCCCTTGTACGTGAACTTGATCGTCGGGATCGAACCCGACGCCGCCTTCATCGCGAACGTGTCACACAGCATGCCCGAATACGTCTGCGGGTTCAGTGCCCCACCACCGAGCGGCGGCAACCCCACCTGCACCGTGTACGACGGGAGGAAGTCGGAGGTGGCCGGGGTGATGACCTGCTGGAACGCGGAACCGGACACGACCGTGGACGTGCCGGCGCCGAGCGCACCGAGGAACAGGAAGCCGAGGCCCTTCTGGAACAGCTCAATGTCGATCGAACCGTCCGACTCCTCCTTCACGAGCACGCGACGGTCGGCGGCGTTCACGATGCGTCCGACGCGGAGGCCAGCGCCCTGCGCGAACGTCGGGTTCCAGTCGAACCCCTCATCCGTTGTCTCGAAGAAGTGGTCGACGGTAACTGCGGTGCCGTATGTGGACTCCTTGCCGAAGCCCACCTGCACATCCTGCTGGGTGGTCACGCGTTCACCTCTTCATCGGTAGCTGCGGGCTGCTCCTCAGCGGGTGCTGGGGCAGGCTGACCGGCGGTGGCGGGGTCGTCGCCCCAGTCCACGCCGTCGTCGAGGCTCTGGAAGTTCCCGGGCTGCCAGTGCAGCGCCACACCGAGCTCAAAGTCGTCGACCTCGAACTCCTCGCCAGCGGCGACCACCCGGCCGAGCGCAGGCACTTCCAAGTCCCCGAGCGGGGACACGTTCTTGAACCGGAGCGTCGCCGGCTGCTGCTTCTTCGCCATCACGGGCGTCCTTTCAGTTGGAGATCCGCGCGCGGGCGGTGAATCGGGCGAGAACGTAGATGAGGCGACCGCCCGGCAATGATTCCGGGGCGGTAGCACCCTTCGACTGGTGTTCGGTCAGGAAGCACCACAAGACCGCGCCGCCGAGGGTTGGGTCCGTGACACGGCAGTACTGCTCAAGTTGGCCGACCAGGGCGTATACGCGGGCTGTTGCCGCGGAGTCGTCGTCCTGACCGGCGATGAATGACGAGAACATCACGTCAAGTTCGACCGTCTCGTCACGTGACCGGTTTGCGAGGGTTGCCGGGTCCTGTGTGGCGTGCACGTCGAGGAACAGCACCATGTCCTGGTCGGGGTCGACCATGCCAGGGTGCCCCAGGTAGACGCCCACGTTCGCGTCGGCCGCGAACACGGTGTCCTTCGCGATGGTGTACAGGTTCGCTTTCACCTGCGGGGCGGAGGTGAACGTGGGGAAGCTCATGCGAATCCGATCTGCGGTCCGAGGAACGGGGTGCACAGTTCGATGACACGCTTCGGCACGGCGAACCCTTGCGGGGGTGTCGCTTCAATCGCGTCGCCGTACGCTGGCCGGGTCGCGGCCTTCCCCTGCTGCCACCAGAACCGGACAAGCTCACGTGCGGCAAGCTGCAATGTCGCGGGGACGGGGCTGTAGCCGACCACGTAGGTGATCTGGATGGCGAGCTTGCCCGGGTAGAACACGCGCGGGTAGATCGGTGTGCCGCCGTAGACGACCGACGCGATCGGGTCGAAGAAGTAGGTTCCGGCGGCGAGAGTCGACCCGTTCTCCACCACGGCGGTGATCGAGTTCGCACGGTCCGGGAGGACAATGGCGGTCACGCCACCGTCGAATGAGACCGTTTTCGTGGTTTGCAGCACCGGCCCCACAATGTCTTCGATCACCGCGGTCGCAGCGACCACGTACGCGGTGAGGTCGGCATCACGGGCGGCCTTCGCCGGGTCACCAAGGTCCGGGAAATTCAGACCGGCGGCAGCATACTCAAGGTCGATCAGACCGCCCGTGATGGTGGTCATACGGCCTCGTCCGCCTTCGCTGCCCGCTTCGACTTCTTCGCCGGCTCAGCGTCGTCCGGGGTCACGTTCTCGCCCTTGGCGGCGGCACGCTCACGCGCCCACGCTGCAAGGGTCTTGTCGTCCATGTGCTCCGCGTGCTCCGCGATCTGCTCATAGGACACGTTCCGGTTCTCGTCCGCCACGATCGCGTCATAGTTCTCAGCGATGTGCTCTTCGATCTCCGCAGCCATGATTGGCTCCCATCTGTCAGGTGAGGGCCGCACCCACACGGGGTACGGCCCTCACGGGGTGACTCAGAACGTCGGCGCCACGAGACCGTTGCCACCCGCGGACGCGTTGCCGCCGACGACACCGACCGCAGTCGGGAACCGCGCCGCGGTGAACGCCGCGTAGTTGTACGCGACGAGCTTCACGGTCAGCTGGTTGCCGAGGGTCTGCTCGAAGCGGAGCTGGAACGGCGCACCGTCCCCGTTCTCCCACAGCAGCAGGTCCTCCCAGCGGGCCACGATCACCTGGTCCTCCGACGCGGTACCGACAGCGGTCGGAATGTTCGCGTCGGTGACGACGGGGAGACCCTGGATGTAGCCGACCGCCGAGGACGACGGCGTGTCGATCGGTGCCTCGGACACGCCAACAGCGTTGTTCGGGCCACCGAGCACCGGCACGACCAGCGGACGGTTCGAGCTGTCCGTCTGCGAGATCAGCCAGTTCCACCGGCGCGGGTGCATGATGATCACATCCGGCGCCATGAACCGCGACGTCTCCACCGCGTTGATCTGACCGGCCTGCTTGCTGTAGAACGTCGCGACCGTGGCGGCAGCACCGAACGCAGTCGCCTGGTTGATCCCCGAGGTCTGCAGGATGCCCAGCATCTGCCCGGACGAACCGGTGCCCGAGAGCACCTGCAGGTCCAGCGTCACGTTGTACGCAGCGGCCAGGTCGGTGTAGATGAGCGAATCAATGCCGACCGCGCGCTCCAGCGACTGCCGGGACACGTCCTGCTGACCGGCGATCGTCACGACCGGGACGGTCACGTTGGCCCACACCTCATCGGTGTTGGACACCGACGAGTTCTCCGTCGCCTGAATCGCCTCGGTGACGCCGGTCGACCCCTTCGGGATGATCAGCGACATGCCGTTGTCGGGCAGCGGGAGGTGACGAACGATGTTCGCGGTCGGGCGACCCGCACGCGCCACCAGTGCCGCCTCGTCGATCAGGTACTGCGGCGGGACGAGGCCGGCGAAGCCGCCGGTGGTGCCGGCGCGCTTGGCGAACCCGTTGGTTGCACCCTCGACATCCGCCTCGCGGCGGTGGGTCGAGAGACGCTCCCGGGCTGCGTAGTCGCCGTTCTCGGCGCCGTACATGTCCCCGAAGAACGAGCGCTCGAACCTGTTGCCGGGGTTGTAGGTGCGCTCCTCACGGGTGACGACACCCGGTGCCTGGCGCTGCGCGGCCGGCTCGCGACCTTCGGCCGCACGCTGCAGCCGCTCGTCGTCTTCGGCATCCTTGCGGAGCTCGGTGAGCTTCGCCTTCGCAGCGTCGAGCGCCTCCGTCGCGCTGCGCTTGTCGGTGTTCAGCGTGTCGTAACGCGCCTGCGCCGTCTCGTCGAGCGTGTCGCCGGTCGCTTCCTCGAGGAGGCTGCGCTGCTCGGTCAGGCATGCGTCGAAGCGCGCCTGCTCCGCGGCGACGCGGGCCTCCTGGTTCGCGATAAGAGTCGCGAGTGTTGCCATGATGATTCCCCTTTCAGGGTGTTTGTTGGGGTGCGTGCTGGCGCATCCGGCTCATCTGGCTTTCCCGTCGCGCTCATCTGGCGCGGTGGTGGCTTGGCAGCACAAAGAACCCCACCGCGGATGCGATGGGGTGGTTCAGGTGGTTGAGGGCTACAGCCCGACTTCGAGGCGGGCTCGGAGCAGGCGGACAGACGGGCCGGCGCGCTTCACCGGCTCATCCACGACAGGCTCATCGGCAGTGCGCTGCGACTCCGCGACACGCGCCTGCGCGCGCGCGGCAAGCATCCGCAACGGTTCGCCCTCGAGGTGCTCGATCGCGTCGAACGCCTGCTTCGCGCGGGCACTGATCGACGTGTTCGGGTTCGCCCCGTAGTTCACCGCCGAGACGTCGCCACGGTCCAGGTCAACCTGCGTGATGCGGTACTCCGTGTAATCCGGCGACCACTGACCTTCCAGGATGCGGAACGCGAACGACATCTGATCGAGCGCACCGTCTCGGATCGCATGCTCCAGGTCCTGCACGTCGGTGCGCTGCGGGTTCAGGTACGCGACCGACCGCAACCCGGTGTCATCCGCCGAGAGCTCAAGCGTCCCCGCCACCGTCCGCGCCATCGACAGGCCCGTGTGGTTGATCAGGAAGTTCACGTCCGGGGAGTTCGCCAAGGTTGCGTCAAACGCTCCCCGGTCGATGACCTCCGTGTATGGTCCGAAGAAGTCGTACATGGTGTAGCCCTGCTCGACGGTTGATGCGTAACCGTCGAGCACCAGGAACGACTTGTCGTCCTTCGTCGCTGTCCGCATCTCCATGCGGGACCGGAACTCCTGCCGGCGCTGCTCGCCCCAGTGGGTGGGCAGTTGGCCGGCAGCGGCAGCAGCTGCGCGCGAGTCGATCACGGTGCTCATATCAGCGCTCCCTCGTCTTGCGGGACAGATCCCACGGTGTCGTTCTCAGTGGTCGGCGGCTGCTCGGTGAGCAACCCCAGGTCTTCCATCTCCTGGATCTGCGCCGGAGTGAACGGGGGCAGGTTGTCCAACGCCCGCAGTTCGGACGGCACCCGCAACTTCGCACCCACCTGCAGGGCGAACATGCTCTGACGGGTGTCCGGGTCCATGCGCAGCAACGCATCCGTGTCGAACTTCACGAACCGGGGTGCCGGCAGCCACCGCGACAACGCAGCCTCACGACGCCGGATCGCCGGACCGATGTTCATGATCAGGAACTGCAGGTTCCGTTGGGTGACGTTCGCGTACGTGATCGCCGCTTTCCCCAGCGGCGCCACATCGATCAGGTCAGCGGGCACACCGAAGAACCGCGCAATGTCCGTCGCGGTCAGCTTCTGCGTGTCCAGGAACTGGGACTCGTTCTGCGCCACGTTGACGGTGGAGAACTCCCAGTCGTTGCCGGTGACGAAAATGTCACGGTTGCTGACGGACTCCTTGAACCGGCGCTTCGCCGCATCCGCGACACCAGCACCGAGCACCTTCGACGCGTTCTTCAGCACACCACCGGGGATCTGCGCACCGTTCGCGAACCACTCCAGGCCGAAGTCGACCGCCGACTGGTACTGCCCGATCGTGTACGCCGCGTACGTGACCGGCGACAGGCCCATGATCAGACCGGAAGCAGTGAACTGGCGCTCGTGCCAGATCTGCTCCTTCTCGTACGGGTGACCCGCGATGCGGTAGTAGTAATCCCCCGTCGAACGGTTCTGCACGATCGCGACCGTGTTGTGGTCCTGCAGGTCGATGCGGCGCGGATTCCCGAGCGAGTCGACCTCGCTGATGATCCCGTACGTGTTCCCCACCGTGTCCAAGTCCACCTGCGTGGAGTACAGCCACTCCATCAGGTCCACCCGATCCCCGCCCGGGTTCACCAGGACCGGCGGCATCGGCACCTCCACATCGATGCCGTTCACCCGCCGGTACACCTTCGCCGGCAGGGTTGAGAGCAGGTCGCCGCGGAGACGCGTCGCCGCCCACACCGCCGACGCCCGCTTCGCCGTGTCATCCGTGACCCGCACCGAACCGGTACGATCCGGCAGCCGGGACGGGATCAGGTTGTTCGGGGTGTCCCCCAGCGCGCGACGCGCGAACAGGCTCATCGCTTCACCTGCCAGTAGCTGAGGAACGCCAACGCCGCACCCGCGAAGATGAACGCGGCCGGCACGAAAATGAGCGCCACACCAGCGGTGATCAACGCAATGCCGGCGAGCTCGCCAACCGTGGTCATCGCTTCGCGCATGACGCCTCCTATCCGAACGAATCCATGAGGTCGTAGTCGCCGGGTTCACCGACGTGCACCCAATAGGCGACCGTCGCCGCACGCAACGCTGTGATGTCGGACGTCGACATGGCCTGCGACCACAGGAAGCCTTCAACCGACTTCCGCTTCCCGGCACCCATCACCGCGACCGTGAGCGGTTCGTCACCGTGATGCACCAGCGTCCGGTTGACCAGCCCATCCGTGATCGCCGCGCACCCGCTGCGCATGTCCAAGGAGTCCAACCAGAGGATGGTGATGTCGTTGTCCTCAAGCCGTGCCTGCAGGTGCCCGTTCTCGCCGTACTTGTCCATCGCGAGTTCGTAGACGCCGTGCTCCTTCAGGATTCTCACCACCGTGTCCACGATGTGATCGCGCGCCCACCGCTGATCCACCCCGGACTCGTAGTGCACGAGATCGAGCACGTCACGGCCCTTCGTGCCGGTCCCCACTGCGGTGAGCGCGAACGACTGCTTCACCCCGGTGCGCACATCCAGCGCAAACTTCATCTGCCCTGTGATCTGCTCCGACTCCGACACCCGGGTCGCTTCCCACACGCCCGGAGGGAACGCACCCTCTTGCATGCTGTCGACCCACTGGCACAGCACCTCAGTGCGGAACACCGCCTCCGGGTCTGTGCTCGCGTCCGACGCGATCGAGCGTTCCATCGACGGGATATGCCCCATCGATGGGTTCGCTTGCGCCCACCCGTCACGGTCGAGGACGTCACAGTCCGGCGGCGCCGACCACTCGAACAGGCCCAGCGAGTCGTCGAATTCGATGTCGTCAGGCAGGTCAAGGTCGTCCTCAGAGAACAACCCGTCGGGGTCGCCCAGTGCGAGGTGCGCGAGCATCCGCAGGCGACCCAGCACCACCGATGACTCATCACCCGCGTTGGACGCCGCCCAAATCTGAGCCAACGACCGGGTACGGGTCGTCTTCGTGATCGCGCCCCACGCCTCCCAGTTCTGGTGCTCCCGCAACTCGTCGAGGAGCACCAGGTCACCAGTTAGACCACGACCACCGCGCCGCGTCGCCGCCTGCACCTTGTACCGGGAACCCGACACCAGGCGCAACGCCTTCTTGCCGTTCGTGCGGACCACGCCGCCCTCAGCGATCTCCGCCGCGAGATCCGGGATGCCCTCCGCGATATCGACGGCACCCTGCCAGATCTCCTCAGCAATGTCCAGGTTCTGCGCGGTCCCGAGGACCAACGGCGCACCATCCACGAACATGCGCCACAATGACAGGATCTGCAGCAGCAGCGACTTCCCGTTCTGCCGGGCAACCAGCAGCACAATGATCCGAAACCGGAACGTGTTATCCGGGTTCAGCTCGAGCGCGTGGATCAGCAGCCACTTCTCCCACGGGAACAGCTCAACCTCGAGCACATCCTCCGCGAACGTGATCACCTCGAACCCGCGACTAGTCCGCGGTGTCAGCCTCCGCAACGGCGGAGTGAACACTCTTGGCTGCTCGCACCCGAACACCGGACCGCGCGGGCGCGGCACGCTTCGCCGGCTGCCTGCCGCCTTCGACCGGTCGGAGCGCGCGGACCGCGTTGAGCTTGCCGCCACGCTGCGCCTCCTTCAGATCAAGGTTCTTCCGACCCGCCGGCGTCAACCCCAACTGCTCACACAACTTCATGTACGTCGGCATCGACACGTTGTCGTTCGCCGGCACCGCCGGCCGACCAGACGTCTCCGCGACATCCTCAAGCGCCCACGCCACGATCCGATCCCACGCGTCGATCTTCCGAGCCAACCCGCGCAGCAAATCCACCGCCGCACCATCCATGTCCGTCAGATGATGCGCCGCAGCGATCGCCTTTTCCGTCGACTCCACCAGGCTCAACGTCTTCGGCTCCGGACGCCGCCGGGTGCTCATGCGAGCGGGTCCATGATCGGATCGTCCATGAACGTGTCCGGTCGTCCGAGCATCCGCGCCGCGGCCACTGCACCCTTCGCGATACCCTCAGCCCAGAGATCGAACTCGCGATCGGTCATCGCACCCTCATGAGTGATGATCTGGTCGGCCCCATCGTCGCCGCAGAGGATCACCTTCTGCTCTGGCTTCCCCGCGGTCACGACCACACCACCGGATACGTCCGCTCAAGCCGCGTCCACTCATCCGTCAACCAGACCAGCACCACAGCATCAGCAGTCAGCCGCACCTCCACGAACTTCATGTCCTCATCGAGCACGATCCCCAACGACAACAGGAACCGCTCGACCACCTCCAGCTCCGCGCGCAACGGACCCATTCGAACGCTCCCCTCGCGCGCGCACGCGACCCCCAAAACAAATCGGGGGGAGATTTTTGGAACACGGCGCGGTCTATCGGTGCTGGTGGTATAAAAAAATTTCGCGCGCTGGTGCGTGCGCTGGTGCGAGGGCTGCCGTTATTGGTACTGCCCTGCACGCATCGTCTTGTTGAGACGTTGGTTGTTTCTGTTCACTGCATGCTTGGCAGTCCCTACCCATGTGCATGGTCATGCTGTGCTGCCCTGCTGTGTGATGGCAGGGGTGGGTGGGGGTGGGTGAGTCTGGGTGTTTGCGCCTGCGGTGGTGTGCGCCTTGGCTGCCCGTCTGCTTCAGCCTCGCCCTGGCCTATGTGGTGGGGTGTGCTGTGCGTGGTGGCAGGAACTGCCCTGTGTGCTGTGCGGCAAGGTGGGTGTGGGATTCACGGGTGGGCTGCTTGGACGTCTGAGTCAGAGATCCTGTTACCAGCCCGGCTTGTGCCAGACGTTCAATGCGCGTCCTGCGCGCTTAGCGTTCGTGCGGTTCGCGCCGTCACCGTAGTTACATGGCCCGCACTCCGGTGCGAGATTCGACAGGTCGTCGGTGCCGCCGTCCTCGACTGCGACCAGGTGACCGACCGTGACGAACCCTGGTTCACCACGGCGTGCGGCTGGGTCCAATGGTCGACCGCAGCGCCAACACTGTTCAGCGTTCCGCTTGACGATCGTCTTGCTGCGTTCGTACGGGCGACCGCTGCGACGGCCCATCAGGCTGCGATCCACGCGCCGTTCGTGATGAACCCGTGCTTGCCGCAGCAGTCGGGCCAGTACACCGACGCTGTAATCGTCAGCGGGTCGATCTGCACGAGCGTGTGAGCTCGCACACCACCCGGACGCCAGCCGAAGCGTGCACCCGGCATGATCGTGTCTTCACCGAGGATCTGCCCGCAGTCATGCCAGACCCACAGGCACGTGATGTCGTGCACGTGGCTGCTCCACTGCAGACCCTGACCGTTGTCGCCCTGCGGGTCGTAGCACGTCCACGTGTACCCGATGTCGTCGCTGATCCGGATCATGTTCTCCGGTTGACTCAGGTACTGCTCTGCGTACGTCATCGTCGTCTCCCTATCCGTCCGCTTGCCCACCGTGCTTGCACGTGGCGCAGTACCACGCATGCCAATGCTCACCGCTCAGCAGGATCACCGTCACCGTCGACAACTCCACCAACACCCGGTTATAGATCGCACACCACATGCACACGCTGACCGTCTTGTTCATGACCTGTGCCCGCCCGTCACCCACGGCGGCAACTCCTCCGCCTCACCCGGCAACCACCCGAACCGTTCGAACACTGGTTCGAACGAACCCGGGTACACCGCCCCGTATGGGCGGCCGTCATGGAACACGTTCACGCCACCGTGCTGCAGTGCTGCGTCCGCGAGCTCCGCGCACTCCCACCGACGCCCAGACCGCAACCGCGACTGAATCCACGCTGGTGCGCTCGTGCGGAACACGATGCCCAACCCGATGAGGAAGTCGTCGAAGAACGCGTACGGTTTCCCGATCTGCGCCTCCGCGAACGCTGCCACCTTGTGGCGTGCCAAATCCGACTCCGGGAACATCGACCACGCGGTGACACGGAAGTCAGCCAACTGCCGCCGGCGGACACCGGTTGTTTCCGCTGACACGCATTCGTGGAGGTTGATCGCGGTGACCATGTGGTTCCAGTACGACCCGGTGATCGCGGTCACCAGCCACGGCCAGAACCCTGTCGAATGGACCAGTGCCACTTGCCCTGTCCTGTCGATCATCGGCTGTACCGTGCCAACCATTCACGTTCGTCGTGGATGCTGCACTTGCCGTGCATGGCGTCCACGACGAGACGGTCAGCGACAGATGACCAGTGGTGTCCGCAGAAATGCAGGGGCGACCCGTGAAGTTCTTTCGTGCCAGGCTGGTACACGTACACGCGGACGAATGCGGTAGCAGGGCAACCGCGTGCGTCACACAGGTCACCGTCGACCAGGATTCGCACCTCATGCTCGAACGGATGAGTGGGTGCAGGCGGCAGACTCATAACGGCATCACTCCCGGCAGTGGGATGAACCGGTAACGGTGAGGTGCCCACTCGGTTTGACAGCGTGCGCACCGGATCGTTGCCGCCTGGTACTTCAAGTAGTAAGCGCGCGACCGGCACACGATCGCACGGTCACCGCAGCACGGGTTCAACAGCATGAACTCCGCCGCCGTGTCCGGGGTGTGATACGACTCACCGCGTTCATGCCGCGGGTCGGAGCAGGCGAAGTCCTGGAGTTCATCCAGTTCCAGCTGCAGGTCAACGTCTGGTGACGCGTCCAGGGTCCACACGCTTCACCCCCGAAAGGACCGGTTCCGGTGGGCGTGCAACAGCACCCACGTGTGATGTGCACGCCCACCGGATTTGTCGACCGTTTCGCTCCCGAATGCCCGCAGGTCGAGCGGTGATACCGGCGCTGAAGGGGTGCACCGGTAGAACGCGGAAAGCGCGCCGCCTGAATTCAGGGTGCGCGCTTGCCTAGCAAGATCCTAGCGGAAGGGTGTGACACACCGTGTCAATCTCGACGGTGTGTTGATCTGATCGGCAGGTATTTGCCGATCAGGTGCCTCTCAACCTGCTCCGAGGTCAAGTGCGGATGTGCCTGCATGAGTCGCGCCCGGTACACGCGCAGCAGGTCGTCGATGTTCACCATGCGGATGTTCGACCACCACTGCACCGGCAACGGGTCCGTCTTGTCCGCCATCCACCGTTCGATCGTGCGCCGGCTGCGTTTCACCCGCTTCGCCGCCTGCGCCACTGTCAACAGCACCTGTTGCCTCTTTCCAGTGTGCCCTCAGCCAGAGTACGAAGCACAGATGTTGCCGTCCGGTCGCGCACATGCTCGGCGTCTGCAATTAGTTCGGCCGCTTCTCGAAACGCTTCTGCGCGCGCCCACTCAGCACCAGCGATGAACACGTCGCGGAAGATGTCCTGCTGGTAGTCCATGATCTTTCCGCTGTGCGGGTACCGGCGTGCGGCTTCCTCTGGGATGTTCATCGGTTACCTCCAGCACGAATCTCGGCGGCGCGGGTAACCAGCGATTGCGTGAGCACCCGCAGCCATGTCTTGTTGCCCCATTCGTGAGCGACGTCTTCGAGAGCCGAAGCCGCACCTTCTGCTGCGGCTTCCCGTCGCACAGCAGCCAGAACCTCAGACGGCGACTTGAGTACCGCTCGGACTCGCGGCACCCATTCCGGTACAGGCAGCGGGTCCGCCCATCGCAGAGCGCCATGCTCGGCGGCGTCAGCCAAGTCACTGACACCCTGGACCGCGGCTTCGAGTTCCGCTACCCGCTCACGCAGAACAGCAACCTCAGCATCACGAGCGTGCCAGCCATCTTTGAATCCGATGACGGCGCACGTTGAGAGTGGCGACCGGGCACCATCGTGGAATAGATCGTCGGCATACTGTTTCGACGCCTTCTCGGCGGTGTTGTCCTCACTCGTTGTCATTTCAGCCATCCTTCGACTAGTCCGGCGTACGAGTCGTACGGGATCTCATACCCGCACTGCTCACACACCACCTCCGTGTCCCGCACATCCTGCGGAATCCTCGCCACCACCGCCCGCTCCTTACACACTGGGCACTCCCGACGCAACGCCCGACGCGGCGGTTGCGGTGCCATCGGGTACCGGCCACGCATCCGCCCCACCGCATCCGCAACATCCGCGAAGTAGTGATCCGCGACCGGCAGACCCAGCACAGCCTGCAACGCGACGAACTGCTGGTGGTGGCGCATCAGCCACCTGCACACCAGCCACGTCAGCACCTCCGCACCGGCCGGTGTCGTCCCAGAGGGGAACCCTGCGACGTCGCCGCCGTCCGGACGCCACGTCCGCACCTCCGGAGGCAGCACCGGCAGGAACCGCATCCACCCATCCACACGGTTCACCAGTTCGCTGTACAGGGCGTCCGCGTCATCCACAGCATCCGCACGGAACGGCAGCGGCGGGTCGGCCTTCGGCGCGCGCGGTGTGCCATCCTGCGCTGCACCGCCCGGGGTGACCAGGTGACGCATGTACCCGACCAGCGCGGGCGCCTTGTCCAGTGCCCGTGCAGCGCGTCGCTCGTTCAACGCCAGCAGTGCCTCGTTCTCGTCCATGAGCTACTCGTTCGGGTACGGCTGACGCGGTTCGGGCTCATCATCCAACTCCGGGAACTCCTTGACCGCAGCCGAGATCTCGACTGTGTGCCATGAACCCTCGTGCTGCAGATCGTCGCGAAGGCTCACGCGCACGTTGTCGTCAATCCCACCTACTTCGTCGACCAACCGCAGGAACTCCCGGAGATGCAGGACAGTCAGCGCCTTCGCGGCGCCGTCGTAGATGCGGGCACTCCTCGTGATGACCGTCGTCACCGACGCCTTCTTGATCGTGATACCCATCGTCTCTCTTCCTCAGTTCGGGACCGGCGCGTCATACAACACCGCCGGCCTATTCACCACACGGGCGAAACCGCCCTCCCACCGCAACGACACCCGACCCTCACGACCCGACCGGTTCTTCGCCACAATGATCTTCAACTCCGGCGCCTTCGACCCGTCCTCATTCACCTGCCGCTGCAACAGCAACACCACATCCGCGTCCTGCTCAATCGACCCCGACTCACGCAAATCCGCCAGATTCGGCTCCCGCCGCAACTTCCCCACCCCAGCCGACTCACGATTCAGCTGCGACAACGCCACCACCGGACAGTCGAGCTCCTTCGCCATGATCTTCAACTGCCGGGACACCTCCGACACGATCTCGTACTTCTTCTGCTTCGAATCCGTGCCCGAGATCAATTGCAGGTAGTCGACGACGACGCCGCCCAACTTCCCGCCCTTCCGAGCCACCGACCGCGCGTGCGACTTGATGTGCGTGATCGTCACATCCGGGGTCGCATCCACGAACAGCGGCATGTTCTCAATCCGCGGCTGCACCGCCTGCACCTTCGACCACTCGTCCTCCGTCAACTGGTGCCGGGTCAGCGACCCCAACGGCACATCCCCCATCGACGACACCAGCCGCTCCGTCAACTCGTCCTCACCCATCTCCAACGACGAGAACGCCACCGGGCCCGCAACACACAACGCCCGCGCCAACTGCAACCCCATGATCGTTTTCCCGTCACCAGGACGCCCACCGACCACGTACAGTTTCCCCGGGATCAAACCCACCATCAGCGTGTCCAACTCGTACCACGGCGTCGGCACACCCTTCGGCTGCTCCTCCAACCCCTTCACCACCCGCCAAAACGACTCCCGCACATTCCGGGCATCCGTCGTCGCCACCCGCACCACCCGGTCCAAATCAGCGCGCGCCGCCTCCAACGCCTCATCCGGGTCA